AAGATAGAAGGGTGGTTTTACCCGATCCGTTCGCTCCGACGAGCATGACCACCCTGTTCCTTTTGATCTTTTCGCCCTTGTGGTTCCTTTCGAAATTAACCTCGATCTCAGGACGGCCGAGGCCGTCCCTAATCCCAATCCAGTTCCTCAGGATTATTTTCGTTATCCGCATGGTTTCCTCCGATCTTTCTGTTATTTTCGTGTTGGTATATAATTAACACGACAAATAATATGCGTTTGAAAAGGAAAGGCCCGTCCGCGCCGTGCGGACGGGCCTTTACCCCTAAAACTTGTAGACGTAGTTGGCGAGGGTCTCGCAGAATAGCTCCTCGGCATACTTATCCGGCTTCGACTTGTCGACATAGCCATCAAGGTACTTGTACTCCTTGAGCTTGTTCTTTTTCACGAACTCATCGATCCTGGCCTTCGGGATCTTTCCGGACCTGTACGCGTGGTGACCGAGCTCGTGAGCGAGGATGATCCTCCTGAAGTCGAGGGGAGGCATCTCCACCCCGTAGTATTTCGCTACCTTCCTGAGGTGCCCCTCCGTGGCGAGGACGACCCCGTACTTTGTCCATGACCCGCCCGACGCCTCGGGTGGGAGGTCCCCGATCTGGCCTTCGTGCCTGACCGGCTTGTCTAGGCGGATCAGCGCCGGAGCCGGGATGTCGGTCCCGAAAATGGAGTTGATCCGGTCCATAAGGACGACGAGGTCCTCCGCGGCATCGGGCATCCTCCCGGACCTCCGGGCGGCTTCGCTCCTGTCATCCTTGATTTGGATCAGGAACCTGGCGAGGGCGTCGTAGTTCTTGTCGTAGACGAACAAGAAGTTGTACATCGTGTTTCCGAGAATGTCCTTCTTGGCCGTCTCTTGGTACACGTCGCGCAGCCGGTAGTGCTTGTTCTCGGCAGCCTTGACCTCAATAATGAGGTTGACGCTCGAGACGTAGCAGTCCGGAATGTACATCCGCTCCCTCTTCTCCTTCTCGTCGAAGTAGAAGAAGACCTGGGGGGCAGGGCAGTACACGTCCGAGCTCGGGAATCCGAAAACCTTGTCGAGCGTTTCCAGAAGGTCCAGCTCGTAGCTTCCGGTATAGACGAACTTCTTGCCCGCCCCGGCCCCTGTCCACACGTACTCCCCGCTGATGGCCCGGCCGGCCAGCATCTCCTTTTGCTTTTCAGGGTCGTCGAGGAGGTGTTCCTTTCCGTACCTCTTCTTCATGCGGTCGACAAACTGGGCTCGGTACTTTTCGGCACAGGTCCCCGGGTGGAGTCGCTCGTACCTTTCGGTGGCGTCGTTGAAGTCGGTCGGCTCTCCGCAGACGATACACCTGCCGTTTCCCTTAGTCAGGGAGTACCTGTTCTTGTAGTTGAAGTACAGCTGGGCTGGAGAGATCTCCTTACCTCCTCTGAGCCTGAGCTGTTCGGGATGGGACCCTTCCAAATGGGAGTAGAGCGGCTTCTTCGCGGAGTACCCGTTCGGACATAGTGGGCATTTGAACATAGAAATCATCGGGCCTCCCAAAACTACTTTTTGAGAAATTTTGACACTTCGGAGTCCGGACCGATTTCAACGCCGAACTTTTTAGCCTTAGCGAAAATCCGCCGGGCCAGCGCCTTCTTTTTCGAAGACGGGGCGTGCTTGAAGAAGGCGACCGCCTTCCTGACGTGCTCAGCATCGGGCATTGGGTACGCCCTGTCCTCGGGGATCCCGAAGTCAGAGTCAGAAAGGCCCGACCTCTCCCTTTTCGAAAGCTTGTCTTCGTTCGTAATGAAAAACATAAGCCCTCCTACAAGTCGATCTTGTTGAACAGGACGGCGAGGATGAATGCGGCTGCCTCGACGGGGGCCCTATCATCCTTCGACTTGCCATACTCCGGGATTTTCGAGGCAGCGGAGCACAAAAACTTCCCTACCGACTCCTCGGCCTTCAGTCTGGGTGTGGACAGGTAGTGTCGTTTGGCACACTCGACACACAGGTCTGCAGTCTGAGCGATGTGGGCCCACGACGGGGCCCCCTTCAGCGCTATGGCAGAGAGAGCCGCCTCGGCAAACCTGGCGGTCACGAAGGCCGCCACGTGCAGGGGCCTTTTCCCGTGGGTTAGAAACTCCGAAATCCTCCTCGCCATGTCGGCAACCATTTCCGAAAGGGACTGGCCAGAGGCCGAAAAAACCGCGTTCTCGATTTGGAAGTAGTCGGGACCGACGACCTCCTGGAGGGCGACGGTCGCCGGCCTGGAGGCACACCTCGGAAGGCCTGAACGGGGGAGAAGGGAAAGGAGGGTCATGTACCCCGCCCTGTTCCTGTGGTTCAGGACCCTCCCGACCAAGGAATTTTCCGGAATCTCGACGCCGAGCAGTATGGCCCGCTCCTTCAGGCCCCCGATTAGCCGACCCAGCCGCCTCACGGGGGTCTCCTCCAGGTACTTGATCGCTGCGGCCACTCCGGCCGCGTCGGACATTTCGAATATTGGTTGGGTCGTCATTTTCAGCGCCTCCATCGGACGGTTTATCCACTTGTTTCCATGGAATGTTTGGAACTCCTAACATATACTTATCGACACTCGACAGAAAGGAGGCGCGGCATGGCCAAGACGGAAGTGCCTGCATGCCTTAAAAAGGAGATCATCGCGGACATCACCGACTTCAGAACCCAGAAGACGGCCGACGGGAAGATGTGCCTGGCCCGTCTCATCCAGAACCTGGTCGTCACGGAGCCGAACACGTATCCGAACACTCCCGACCTCGGGGTCGGGATAGAGCTTTACCAGTTCGAGACCGGGGACGACACCACCATGGCCGAGCTGAAGGCCAAGGTTGAGAACCAGATAAAGAGGTTCATCCCGCAGGCCGATATGGTGAGGTCAGTCGAAGTGTTCAAGGTAAGGAACAGGGACAGCGGCGTGTGCACCGTCGTCCTCAACTTCCAAATTGACGACCCGAAGGGCGGCGACTTCCTCCTAGTGCTCAACCAGTCGACCCAGAACTACAAGGTCGTTAGCCAGATCGTGTTTTAACGGTTATTTCCCACGAAATAACCGGATATCGTGCCCATTGCAAACCAACAAGAAAGGACTTAAACGGCAATGTCCGAAAAAGACAAGGAAGAGACAAGGAAGGCCGAAATCGTCGGCAAGATCCCCAAGGAGGTCAGGGAGTCCATGGGAATCGATATGGGCGACAAGGGCGAGGACACCCCGGCCGTCAAGATCGTTTCCGTCCAAAAGAAGGCCCCCGCCGCGCCACCGGAACCCTCCATGGAGGTCGACGAGGATGACGACCCCGACGTCAGGGCGATGAAGGAGCAGATCCTGAAGGAAGAGGCCGAGGCCGCCGCCAAGGCCTCCGCCCGGAAGGGCCCGAGCCTCGAGGACCTGACGACCCCGAAGTCCATCAAGGTCAAGGAGAGTGTTCTCGACAGCATCGTAGTTGACCTCAATAACATCAAAATCGTCGAGGCCCCGAGCGAGATCATCGCGTACAAGAACGTCGAACACGTCTTCGAAAAGAAGTCGGTCTACCAAGTGGTCGCCGTCCAGAGCGGGTACGTCGCCTACATGACGTCCCTAAACATGCAGGACATCAATACGATCGCGACATCGAACGTGGACGTGTATACCGCCAAGAGGAACCTTTATCAGATCATCCACTCCCGCCTCCAAAATACCAACTTCGGGAAGATTGGCTTTACCGAGTGGCTGAAGATGACGGCTTACCAGGACCTCGAGACGCTGCTCTACGGCATTTACTGCCAGACCTTCCCCGGGGACAACGAGTTCGACATCACCTGCGGGAGCTGCGGGAAGAAGACCGCCGTCAAAGTCAACAACTCGACCCTCGTCAGTGCCTACAACGAGAAGGACCTGCTCGGAAAGATCAACGAGATCGTCCGCGACTGCAAGAAGCCACAGGACCTCGTCGGTAAGGCGCTCCTTTACGAGGTCGTCAAGACCATTCTGCCCGACTCGAAGATTATCCTCGAGATCCAGTCCCCGTCGCTCTTCACCCACCTCGAGCTGCTCGGCAGCCTCGACAAGGCCATCCTCCAGGAGCGGAAGTACGACGCCAGCATCGGCACCCTGCTTTTCGTCAAGAAGATGTTTATGCTCGACGTCGAGACCACGAAGAGGACTGGCGTCGCATCGTACTACGAGGTCACTAGCAGGAACGAGAAGCTTTCCAACCTTTCCAAGCTCAGCAAGGACGACGGGAAGCAGCTTTCGAAGGTCATCAAGACCCACATCGATCGATACGGGGTGAGCTACTCGGTGAAGAACTGCAAGTGCCAACACTGCGCCGACTCCCTCGGTGACCTTCCGATTAATATCGAATACGCGCTTTTTACAGTCATGGGTCGGGAGCTGCAGGAAGAATAAGACACGTCAGGCAGTCAAACGCCGAGCTCCTCGTCTCCCTTTTGGAACTGTTCGAGGGTAAGGTGTCTCTCCACGAGTTGGTGGAGATGGACATCCCGATGATCTACGACCTCAGGGACGCCAAAATCCGCCTTATCGAGGAAAAGCAGAAACTCCAGAAGAAGATGGAGGAGCAGGCGAAATCCCAGGCGGGAAGGAAGAAGCCGCCGAGGAAGCCGCCCCTGGCCCACAGGTGACCGCACGGCGCGGGGCCGCCCCGCGCCCGTCGGCAACGCAAGGAATAAGAGGAAGTGAACGGAAAAGATATGAACATGGAAAACATCGCGGCCCAGATGAAGGCCGCCTCGGAGGCCCTCGAGGCCGTCCCCCGCGGGAGGGTTTTCGACAGCAACGTTCTCGACAAGAAGAGGATGAGGGCTGCGATCAAAAG